TGCTAAAGATATTCAAGACGACTATGAACGTGGTCGTAAAGCAGGTCGAGAAGCCGCAGAACAGTCAGCCTGGGAGCGTGGATATCGTGACGGATATGCAGAAGTTGAGGCTGAAGAAAGACGCAGACATCAACCTCTCGACAACTTCAGATTGAAATCTTATATAGGTTACTAGGAAAATAGACAATGGAACTCTCACCTCTTCTTATTTACTTCATTGGGCAACTTGATGCTTTTAATGGCGCCTGTGGTCTCACCTTAGTTTTCGGAGGTATCGCTTTAGTGGTTATCAACCTTGTTAAAGCGGTTTCTTACTGTGACGCCGAAACAACTTACGAGCTTAAGGCATATAGCAAAATCAAATTTGTAACCGACAAGACAAATAAACTATTAGGCCCGATTGTGTTTGTTGCTTTTCTCGGCTCAACATTCCTCCCATCACGTAGCACTGTAGCAGCCATGATTGTCGTCCCTGCTATTACGAATAACGCACAGGTGCAGAACATTTCTCACAGCGCTTTACGTTGGGCTGAGGAATACATCAAG